CAGGCTTTGGGGTATCTTTTTCTTCTTCTTCCATCATTTCCCTGATATCACTGAGCATTTGAGATTGCTCATCCAATCTATCGAGTACCGATAGGAGGACGGGATCTTGTTTCTTCTTCTCTTTAACTTCAAGAATAAACGGCTCGTCTATATCTTTATGAAGCGACAAGCCTAGATCAGGGAGTAGTTCATTAAGCATGCTGACAAACGCAGCGTCTGATGCTATGAACTGGTCCAGGTCAATCTCCGTAAAAGCACTGACGACGCTTTGTCTGTTCAACTCGCGAATCACCGCAGCGTCTGCTTCTCGTAAGGTTCCCTGTTCTCGCATGTTTCTTAGTATACTGAACGCACCTGCGTTTGCAGGAACGGTGCAAGGACTGTGTTCAACAAGTTCACTCTTGGTATACACATAACCAAACGGTCCAAGACCCAACTTTTCACGTTCTTTCTGATCCACAATTTTAACAATCTCTGTAGGGTAAAATCCAACAGATGATGTTTTCAGAAAACCACTACTGACTAAGCGGAAGATTGAATCTGCGAAGGGTGAGATCTCTTCGGAAGCAAACAAGTTCAAAGTGAACAAGGCTTTCCCAGAATACCCTTTGTCTTCCCTCTTCATCACTTTCCAATGGATGATGTTTCCGATAGGTGGCTTGTCCCACTCGTGACAATATGGCATAACAGGATTGTTCGCAAAATTAGCGAAGTCCCATTTCTGTCTGACGATATCGCCATGTCGGTCAACTCGTTCATCACTAGCCCAATACGCAATTACCCGCTCAGCAAAGACCTCTTCCCAAACGATACCAACCTTCTCAGCCATGCGCTGTAATTCTTTTGCAGCAGGAATAACAGTCTTCGAACATACGTTAGGGGCTATCTTTCGCACACCAACCTTTTCTCCTTGGTCAGTCAGAACGGTTGTGGGCGAAGATGATTCAGACAACGAATGTCCGATCATTTGTTCGTGAGCACCTTTCAATGCACACATGATCTCGCCGGGATCAGTAATGATCTCACCGGAATCATAGTCTTCGTGTTCAGACATTACTTGTCTCCTTTAGTTAGTAGAGGCACTCTAGTGCATCTGCAATTAACTGAGTCACCTGCTGATGCAGCCGGGTCACCTGGGTATCTCAGCAACGCTGAAGTCCCATTGAAGCCCGGTAGTTCTGCATAGTTGGTGTCTTCTTTAACAGGGCCAACCTGAGCACAAAACACATGGCTCTCTCTCACCTCTGCATCACCTGCTGTTAACCATTCAAACTCAGTGAAGCCTTGCTTCTTCAACAATGCCTCACGGGCAGTATTAAGATAGTTAGAGCCTTCGGTTCTAGCTACCGTCAATGTCTTCGCCGAACCTTGCGATACGTTGTAAACTTTCGCAACTCTGGATCGTAGTTGTGGTATCGTCTCACCTGCTTCTAATCCTGCTTTCAGCGAAGCATCCAATTCTGCCCGGATCGTTTCTGGTGCAGACTGAAGAATAACTTCTCGCCGAGCCTTCAGTGCCTTCTGAATAGCAGGGTCATCCAACTCAATGATGGGCAGCTTTCCAGTTGCGTATTCGACACTGAACAAACCATCAACAGCGGTTTGTTCATACGCCTTCTTTGTTGCCTTCTCTAATCTTTTTGACATTGCTTCAAGAGCTTGTAGTTGCAAAAGGATGTTATCAACAGATAGTGCTTTCACTTTTGCATCAAACTTTGCCAAGGCGATTTCTTTTTCTTTCTTCACCCAAGATCTCCAAGGAGCTTTGAATCGCTTTTCCGATCTGCGCTGGTAGAATAGAAACGCTTTATACTGAGCCTTGTTATTTGCCTTACGGACAGCCTCTAGGTGCTGTCCCCTTGGCTCAACTGAGGACTGCCTGGTAGTCAGACCCTCATAGGCTTTGGTTCCATCTGAGTCCGGTTCAGGCTTTTCTTCGTTAGGGTCTTGTACGGGTTCGTTATCGCCTGCCAAAACATCTGTTAGGGGCATTGTACCGAGACCATTGATAAGAGCAACGTCGTCTCCAGGATAAGGTTCAATCTCATCTAAGCCGACTAAATTGAAGGCGGTCTTTGGATCCATGTGCAAGTTTGTTCCACACAGATTGTCTGCCATGTTTATTTGTTCAGACAAACCTTGCTTTAGAGATTCAATTCCAGACAAGTCAAAAGCGCCAACAATGTTATCTGGAAGATTAAAGAAGAGAGTTGCATCTAGTGTCGCTTCGAACAAACTAATATCAGGAAGAATTGATTTGTCCCATAAGTTTTTATCTTGACCAAGTTGTGTAGCGTAGTTCAGATTGTCAGTTATGCCTGCAACAGACTTAGGTACGCGGAGCACAGCAAAGATCTCATCTCTGTCCCACTGGAGCATTTCCAGATAAGCCATGTCCTTAGGACTAAGTCCGGTAGGCATATACTTCCAAGGGCCAGAAAGGATCGCAGTTTGTCCTTGCTTCCTCGCTCCTTGGTGGCGTTGCTTGAATCGGCGAAGAGCTTCTTTTTCTTCATCTTCATCCATCTCGCCATCGTATAACAACAATCCACCAGGGTCTGCCCCGTTCTTGATTAGAGCAGCGTTGTAGTTCTTTGCTGACATGTCTAGTGCTATACCAGACGCTGCCGCTGAGATCGGTGTAATACCTCTGAATGGATCTTCAGGGTTCGCATACTTGAATTGAACCACTTCATGTGACTCTAGTATAATTTCGCGACCAACTCCTGCTTGGCTTCTTGGAAATCCTTTAGGCGGTCTATACTTCCAACCCGTCAATATCCCGTTTGTAATGATAGGCATGAATAGGTCAGGACTGAGAGGCCATATTTCTGATGGTACTTGTCCTAGACCTAATGGTTTATCTATAGGGTCGTTACCCAGTAACCAAAAGCATTCACCTCTGAGTGACATCCATAATGACGTGATCTGCCACAGGTGAACCGTAGTCATTACAGGATTGACCCGTAAAAGCAATTCTGACAGAGGGTGATTCAAGTCCTCTTCCAGTTTCTTATGTCGCACACCAAAGAACCGAAGAGGGTTTGCGCTTCTCGTTAAGTGTCGTTGTACCGCACGGCGTCGTGACCCTGTTTTTGGACCATGCCAATGTCCGTCTAGCCGAATCGACTTTTCTTGTCGTAGGCTTATTTGTCGTTCTGTTTCTCGGTAGATCAAGAACGGAGCTTGAGCTAGGTTGGTTGCGCGAATCATGGCTGCGGTGAAAACCCAAGCATGATTCTCGAAAGGCTTGCTCGCTCTTTGTAGATATGAGTTATCTAACCCCGCTAAGGCTTGCATGAAGGAAAGAGACTTCGCTTGCCTCTGTGGTGTAGAGACAGAGGTTGGAAAAGGCTTTCCATCAGAACCTAAGATTTTGTTTTCTTCGTTCATATGCCAAATCCTCGCATCATCCTAGAACCAGCTAGACCACTCACCGAATCAAAGACACCATAAAAGTTATAGAAGACTTCGATCTGCTCGTCAGTCACCGCATAAGGTACGACGAATGCTCCCAGATATGTATTATCTTGCGCACTAACTTCTTCAGGCCCGGTTGCCGTACTTTTCATGTTTAACAACATTCGATGATCTGGAACGATATCCACTGAATTAGCTGCTGCTCCTGTAGACTTATAAAAGTTATCCCCATCAAAATAGACACATTTGAAGGTGTCGGACAATGTGTCTCGTACACCAGCTATAACATAGACGTTTGCGTTATTTGGTAAAACAACTGATTCTCTAACTGTTGTTGTTCCATCACCGACGGTGGCATACATAGTGAGTCCATCACCATCTAGACTCCAGCCGTTCTCGGTCGTAGAGTCCCCATTCTTGTTGTCCATATATTGAACAACCGTGCATGGATTCTTTATGATAACGCCGAAGCTGAGACTTTGGTCCGCACCTATATATCTCAGGGTTGAGTTACCCCAAACAGCGTCTATTATAGTTGCATCGTTACTTTGTCCTGAGTAGTCTACTACCGTAGTTCCTGTACCAGCTAAGAATCTATACTCATAAAGTTTTGTACTCGTTGTTTCGTTGACAAACGAAAAATGATGATACTTACCTAGAAAATTAAGCTGCTGTGATTCTCTACAACCTAAATACATATTACTTGCAGAACCCGGGAGATATACGCTGAGCCCTGTATCTTGCAATACCCCATCTACATAAAGCTCATAACTGGTTAGGGCTGAGAAGACAACCTTATATGTATGAAAGCCAAGAGTAGCAACGACGCCTGTAG